GTTAGAGCTGGGTTGTGGTGTTGCCCACCAGCTCCCCGTGTGCCGTGGAAGAATCCTTTGGAGCTCTACGATGAAGTGTGGCATGGTCAGTGTGCTGACCCCGGCAACGGAAAAGATGACACGCTTTCAAGCCCTACGCGAACGTGCCTTCCGGGATTTCTCACAAGATCCTGGAAAGCACTTTGTATGGGTTCGCACAGAGGGTACAAAGCACTGGCGACCGGTTTGGGCCAGTCCCCAAAGGTCGCGCTTGCATCGATTACGACGAGCGTATTGTGCGCCGTCTCGTTCACTACAAACAGGTCTGATCGCCTTCACAAGGCGCGATCTGCCACGTTTCGACAACGGACCCTTAAAGGGTATCCCAATCATTCACATCCGGGTTGTGCCTCTCTTCGAGCACAAGCCTCACAGTTCTTGGATGAGCTTTCAGCCACGGTTGGAGCTCGTCGCTTTGACCTGTCCATCGCCCCGCGAGAAACAAAGCGCGGAATTGCTGGGCAGCGTCTTTTTAGAACCCCGAAAGACTTACTGTCGGATCCCCAGTGGGCACTGGTGGAACAGTCTGATCTAATCACAATGGTCGATACGGATTACTACCTCAGCATGTCTGATCTGTCTGCGTATGCAGGTCATGACATTGCTATGTACACATTGCAGCCGGACGCACTCGCGGGCACTGGCCCGGAGTCGTCATGGCGATTCACCAGCCCAACAACCGTGGTGGAGGACGTCAAAGGAGGCGCGTCTTACACTCACCAGGTTTGGGACTGGGGAAAGGATCTTGTTGTGTTGAGCGGCTGGCTTGGCACATACATCTACGATCCGGTGTTGTACGAGGTGGGGCGGGGGAGGTATGTCGTGCTTTTGTTGCTTGCGCGCACAATCCGACTACCCCTCTGGGCAGCAGACTGGTTGATCCCTGGACTTAAAGACCACCAACCCAGCCGTATGCGCGTGGTTGAGAAAGGTGGCTACCTTGTGGGCATGTTCGGCGACCCCGGGCACCGCAAGGTCCAGTTACTGGATAAGGCATTCCCTGACGTGGCCCCAATCGAGGTCATGCCAGACGACTGGCAGTCATTGAGAGCAATGGCTGTATCCAAGGACCCAGATCAGAATACGGGCTCAGGCTTGCTCCCCAGTGGGGTTGAGCGCTATTTCAAAGCCCGTGGAATCAAGATGCCGCTGTCAGCAGCGTACGCGATCACCTCCTACTTTAAGGGCTCCGTAGCCCCGCTTGTCCTCGTGAGTTACCAGGCCCGTGATGGTCTGGACACGGAGGTAGGGGTGTCAGGCTTGGCTCAAGCCGCTCCATGCCCGGTGGGGGCTGGGGCAGGCCCTGCTAGTAGTCAGAACAACCTGGACCGGGCCATCGCCACCCGCGTCCAGGAAGTCGAGAATAAGGAGTCCTTCTCGCCCGACATGCAGAAGTATGCACAAGAGTTCGTAAACCTCTGTGTTGGCAAGCATGCCGGAAAACTGGTCCCCTGGTCTTATGCCGAGGTCTGTAAGCAACAAAGCAGACCGGCTCAGAAGGCCAGGCGATTAGTGGCTCGGATGGACCCATTGTCCACCAGCAAGACTCTCAGCACCAAACCCTTCATGAAACTGGAGTCGGGCCCTTCAGTGGGAGACCCCAGAGCCATATTCCAGGTCACAGCGGACCAAACCACCAACCTGTCGATGTATACCCTTGCAGCTTCTGAGCACTTGAAGAGGCTGAGGTTTTATGCGACGGGCAAGAATCCCCAGCAACTGGCATTAGCACTGCGCAATGTGCACAAACATGCCAAGGCTGGGGTAGTGGGTGGGGACTATTCCAGAATGGATGGGCGGACCTCGGTCGACTACCGCAAATTTGTGGCCGACCCAATCATGGTCGCCTTATTCGCAGCTGAGTACAAGGGGTTGTTGATCGACCTGCTTGAGCGCGAACACGTGTCCGTAGGGGCCGTGCCATCTGGTAAGACGTTCAAGTCCAATGGGGGCAACATGTCAGGGCGCCCCATCACGGGCATTCTCAATGGACTCGATTCCGGGTTCAACGAGTATGCGGCCCGGAGGGTCTCACAGCCAGACTTGACCCCTGCCCAGTGTTTCAATAGCCTGGGCCTGTACTTCGGAGATGATTCTTCCTGTGACGGCAGCGTCTTCAGCGCTATGGCCGATGTCGCAGAGCAGAATGGCATGAAGCTTACCAGGGAGGAGGTGCCAGAGGGCGCCCCACCTGGCTACGTTGTATTCTTGTCGCGGGTCTACCCAGACATCAGTACTTCGGACGTCTGTTACCCAAAGATCGTGCGAGCACTTAAGAAATTGTGCGTTGTGCGGCAATTCGCTGGGG